TGTAATAGCGTTTGCGGCCTGAAGGCATGTTGGGTGAAAGTGCAATTTATGCCTGGATGCTTTCACCAAGGAAAGTTCAAAGAATTTTCTTAGAACTCGCGAATTTCAGTGATTCGCCGGAGGAGCTGATTGATATCATCCTCCTTGACCTGACTGCAAAACATCAGTTCAGGTCTGGATGGGGCTGTGATCCAGATGCGTCGGGCCAGGAACTGTCGGGTCCCGCCCTTGGTCTCCACACAGAAGGGGTATCGGTCCAGCAGTCCCAGGAGGTAACTGAAGCTGAACCAATCGGGTCGAAAATCGTCCAGGATGACGTTGGGGTGGGCATCGTATCCATCAAACCACTTGGTGCCAGGGATCTTCCAGTAAACGGAGGCAGAGAGCTCATCAGATTGGCGTTCGTATCCATCTTCAGCTTCTTGTGCCGCAGTTCGCGTCTTTCCGGTTCCAGTTCCACCGCAGAACCAACGAACCTCAGATTGCCATCGTCGAGCAGGTTCATGATACTTGACGTAGGCCTCGGCGAATCGCAGCGATTGGTACGAGGTGCAGGACTCGGCCACTTCTCGGATGCTTCCAGTACGCTTGACCACGTCGCGAACGGCTTGAATGTCGTTGCGTCTCCCTTGTCCTTGCGCGCAAGGACTTCCGTGTTCAACAAAGTCGCCGTCCTTGGTGCAGTAAGCACGGTTGGATTGTCCGTCCCCCTTGGCGGCTTCAAAGTGAGCTCTTCCCACGTCTCCGAAGAATCGCTTGAGCTGCTCCAGTCGAAATCGTCGGTCGAGCTCGACGTATCCTTGGAGGTGCGCCGTCCCTGTCTCGGGGGCTCGCTCTCGTCCGTAGACGAGGTACTGGACTCGCTCGTTCGAGCCCAATTCTCGTAAGATTTCTTCGTCGTCATCGTCGTAGTTGTTCAGGGTGAAGCACCAGTTCTTGCTCTGAGGCATATGAAGAAATTTATGCTACACATTACAAAGACTTTTCACATCAAAGACCCTTACTTAAGGTGGACCTTAAAAATTTGCCGGGGACAGTGCTCGGCCCTGCGGGCCTCCTCAGCGGCTTCGCGGCCTAACGGCCGCTCAGCCTGCCGCCGAGGCGCTTCGCGCCAGGCGATAGCTGACCCCTAAAACCTAAAAATGTGCAGAGGTGTAGAAGTCTGGGGTAATACTAGACCCAGACTTCAGCCCTTGGGACCACACTCGCTTCGCTCGGTGGTCCTGGGAAAGGAAACTCGGTGCCGCCAAGTTTCTTCCGGCTCTTGCTCGCGCATCGAACCGGGTATACCTTCGCCCCCCCCCTGGGCTGGGCCCTTCGGGCCCTTGCCGCCCCGGGTCGGGGGGGGGTCTCAGGTATACGCCTAGGTTCGATGGCTCGTGTAAGAAGGGGGCATTTATTTTAGGATTGTGCAAAATTAACATTGCGCTTGGCAATAGCATAAAAGGTCATACGAACCATGATGTACACGTCATATGCAGCTCCAACTGTGACAGGAACAACCCGAAACATGTAGTAGCAAGGAGTCGGAGGACTCGTCGTCCAGTCTCCAGTATTGAGATCATCTGTGTAACCAAACCTAAAGAGCTTCTTGATTTTGTAGTAGTTCTTGAGATACGCAGTATTGTTGCCAGCTCCTGGAAGTCCAAGAAACCGACACTGAAACTCAGGAGCTTCCTCATAAGCATCCTCAGTTGATCCACCAGAAAAAGGCGCGGCTGCAGTATTATAGGTAGTACCACCACAGATGAAAACTTGTCCATCATTGACGTCAGAAGTCTGATTGATCGCCTTAACAGAAATCTTGGTAGACTTGACCCTGAATGTCTGAAAAAGACCAGTTCCGCTCGCAGCAAAGAACTGATCAAACCCATAGGGCTGATGCTCACCAACTGTAGCACCTTGAACAGGATCGAAAATATCGTTGAGTCGAAAAAAAAGATTGTTGGCATTTCCCACGAGATCCGTCAATCGATAGTTCTGACAGTAAACTAGCTTGATCGGCATAGTCGAAGGAGGGCCTGTCTTCCAATGGGTAATCCCGCGAAGCCTGCGGGCTCCACGAAATGAATACTTGCGATTCATTTTGCGCTTGTAGCTCCTCTTCTTCTTATAGCGTTTGTAACGCTTCCTGTAATAGCGTTTGCGGCCTGAAGGCATGTTGGGTGAAAGTGCAATTTATGCCTGGATGCTTTCACCAAGGAAAGTTCAAAGAATTTTCTTAGAACTCGCGAATTTCAGTGATTCGCCGGA